TTTCTGGCACCTTTGTAGCGCTCCAGTGCGTCCAGAGCCTGTTTGCCCTTCACGCTGTCGAGCCACTCAGCAGTAGTGACCACGCCAGCCGCCATCATGCCATCTTTCATAATGCTGGCACCGTGGCGCTGCTGGGCCAGACCTAACCCCAGAGCCTCACGGCAGGTGGTGATCGGCTAGCGCCCCAGAAAACCATCATCGGTCGAGTAACGCAGGTGCAGGATCTCTTCTTGCAAGTAGGTGCGCACAGCCCCGGTAAACGGCTCAGTAACAGTGTATTTGTACTTATGCTGGCCGATACGCTCAGGAACAACCGCCCCCGGCGCATACGGGTGCAGGGATTGCGGCTGGCCGTCGCGGCCCCACTGGATCACCGCATAGGCGTTACCATTCAGCAGACAATGGCGCATCATCGTGCGTTTAAACTGGTAAGGCGTCTGACAGTCGTTCGGCTGTTCGTTCAGGAGAAAATCTACCGGGTGATTGCTCAACCATTCCCTCGCCTCTCGCCCGTTATCGTTGCGCACACGGTAGAGGTAGCAGGGCATGGTTGCCACAGCCTCACTGATCACCGACACGGCGTTCATTACCGCTGGCAGAGATTCCGCAGTACCGGCAGACACATATTCGCCTGATCCGGTATTTGGAATCCCTGCCATCGCCAGAAACTCATCAATGGTCATGCTGCGCTGTTCGGATGCCTCAGATTTACGGCCAAAAGGCCAGATATTCCACATATCACAGCCCCGCTAATTCAGCCCAGCGCCGACGATTATCACCAGCACGGCGTAATTCTGGATGTTGAGCAAAAAGAGAACGATGCGCGATTTCAACGCCGGATTCAGGATATGCGGGCATGGAAGTTACGGTGATTTCCCGTAGTTCAGCGGCGGTCACGGTTCGCAGGTAGGGAGATTGCGCAATATCCCAGGACTCTTTCAACGCGCGGAAACCAAAGCTCATACCGGAAAGATCGCCACGTTCCACCAGCGCCAGCACATCATTACCAAGCTGGGTGTTCGGCGGCGTCAGCTCGAAGCGCAAGCCGGTATCATCTTCTGACAGCACCAACGTGCCCGATTTGGTACGCCCCAGCAGCTGGGTATAGTTATGCTCATACAACGCCCGCACATCGCTACCGGATGCCAGGCTGTCTTTAAACGCTCCCGGCGCGAACTGTTCCCGGAATTCATCCCAGATGATTTCTGACAGGCTGTTCCAGCGCACGGCATAGCCCACCAGCTTTTTATCAGTGGCGGTCAGTTCAGCGGTGCGGATTTCAAAATCTATTGTTTTCATTATTGGACTCCACAGAGGGCAGAAAGGGGCCGAAGCCCCTCACACGTCGAATCAGGAACCAGCAAGCTCCAGAATCTTGATCGCGTTGGAGTCCACCACGCCGCCACCCAGGTATTTATCGGTGTGCACCTTGTAGAAACCCGGCTCGGTGATGTTGTCAGGGCGGGTGCGCACACCAGTAGTGTGATCCACGATGAAGTAACCGCGCTTGAAGTCGCCAACCGCAAGGAACGCTTCCCCGGCAGCGGCATCAGGCATGGTTTCAAGGTACTGAACCGGACGGCCCAGCAGGGTATCGGGTGAACCGGCAACCAGACGATCACGCCAGATGTAATCCCCGTTACCGTTCTTCAGCTTCTGAAGCGTGGCAGCGGTATTGGAGTTCATCACCCACACGGCGTTTTTGCGGTATTTGGCTTTCAGTTTGTACAGCAGATCAATCAGCCCATCAGAGGTAACAGCAGCCGTTTCCATTTTCTCCAGCGTACCGAACGGGCGTGTTTTATCGCTGGTGGCCGCGCGAGGATAAGACAGGAAGCCTTTAGATTTCTTAGTACCGTCGCCGTTAACAAAATCATTTTCTTCGGTAGCGCTGAAAGTGTCGGAGATTTCAGAAGACAACCAGCCCAGAATATCCACCTCTGAGAAGTCGAGAATCTCCTGAGTGGTTTTCGGGTAGGCGTAGATCGGGTTGAGTTTGATATCAACGCGCTCCATCTTCGGCGTGCTGGTCTCGGTGCGTGTTTCACCTTCAGTGCCGCGATTCACCGTTGCACCGCCCACAGATACCAGTTTTTGATATTCGTTGGTTTTGGTGGTCTTAACGGTAGCGATGGAGCGCATTACGCTGTCATCCTGCAACTGACGCATGATCTCTTTGTCCAGCTCAGGGATAACGGTATAACCGCCGTCAGCCTGCACCAGCGTGGTGAGTGAGCGGGTATCGCCGGTCATGATGTAGTGGCGTAGCTCATCGTTGCTCACGCCTTTACCTTCAACAGAAGTACCAGGAAGATTGCGCTGATCGTCGGCGACGGCTTCAAGACGGGTGATTTCAACTTCAAGCGCATCAGCCTGAGCGCGGAGTTCGTCGAACTGCTTGCCTTCTTCATCGTTCAGGCTGCGCTTTTCGGTGTCGGCTTTATCCAGCATGGAACGCATCTGAGCTTTGAGTGCGGCTTTCTGCTGGCGTAATTCGAGTAGTTTTTTCATGAGTGGTTTCCGTAACAATTAACGTTGAGACGTGAAACCAGCGCTTTGAGGGATGTCCACCTGGAAAAGGAAACCGTCACAGAACGGAAAAAAACCAGGTGGACAGTGGCGGCTCACGTCTGAGTGCCACTATTTAAGGTATATATAAATTTTAGTGAGTAAATAGGTCGCCTTTATCTTAAACGGTAATGAAAACAGCCGAACAAATAATTTACAAAACCAATCATTCAAACTAGCCTGATCGGGATAATCTATAACACAGCAAGGAAACAAAAATGGAAGATAAAGAGCTTATGACAGCGCTTTTTGCACAGCAGCGAGTTCAAGTTATGCACATAGCAAAACATTACGATGAGTTCACTGATGCCTACCTCTATGCATGGGATCGCGGAGTTTATCCATTCCTTAGCGATACAGACGGTAGTGTTCCTGTTATGCCACATGAATCCTTTAGTGACTATTTTATAACAACCAGAGAGAAAGGACTTTTTCTACTTAAAAGACTTGATGATGCCTGGCTGGCAAAAGAGAAACTCACTTTTTACAAGCTTGAGGATGAATTAAACGTCAGCAGAGGATATTCCACCGATTGGACGCGATCTGATTTACTTCACCTTTGCAGATATTTCTATTTGGATGGACGCTTTGACGATTCCTTATGGAAAAATATTTGTAAAAACATGGAGTGTCCAACTGAAGCTCATTTCATTACTGATAGTTTTGACAGAAAAACAGATGTTTTTTTCATGTAATATTAAGGCCTGGTTGATGCCAGGCCCTATTCATCACTTCTCGCTCATCCAGTCCGGCGGCGTTGACATCTTATTTCTATATTCCTGCAAATGCTCAATCATTGCATCCAATTGCTCACGATTAGTGGCAAAAATTTCTCCTGATAGCGTGCTGCGAACAAAATCATGATGGTCAATCCAGAATAGCGCACCATCTTTGAGGGCCTGCCGATACTCAGCTGTAGGCGTTGCGCTCATGTCGTGAAGCCCGAACTGATCATGGTGTTCTTTGATTTCCTGAATGGTGATCGGCATATAGCCTCCTATTAAAAAATAAAAAATATACGTTTAAGTGTTCACCTGTTCACCATTTAAAATTTCCACATTAAATTCATATTGTTACATGGTGAATACTATTACTTCAGGTGTTCACAAGTGTTCACCCTACCCTTCACCCTTTAGAGCAAAAAACAATCAAAAGGTGAACAAGTGAATACTTGGTGAATACTTAACAAATAAGTGTTCACCCCTTAACACAATGTTATTAATGAACTTTTTAACATGGTGAATACTGGTGAACACTTATTCTATAACTTTACTCTACCTCACCGTTTTCTGAGTTGCTGTTACATGATGGCATCCAGTCTTCTGAATCGTCATGCAGGGTAACGTTTGACCTGATACCGTGCTTGGTTTTCCGTTTTTCATACCTCTTGCCATACTCAGCCATTGCACCAGGCATATCCGTTCCGAACCGCATTAGCGACACTGGCTTACTCAGTCCATTGGCCCGCATGTATGCCATGTAGGCGTGATACAGATAACGGCGCGGGCTGAATGGCACAATCTCGGCGTTACCAATAAACATGCCATCACATACAACTGACGCCATCAGATAGCCGCAGAAGTCCACCAGCGAATCGCCCTCACGCTTAATAGCCAGTGCCTCTTCGGATTTCTGCTGTTCGTGCAGTAGATGTTTGGCTTCGTCCTGGCTGGCGAAGAGAGTCAGCAGGTGACGAATGATTACGGCAAGCTCCCCTTCTATCTTCTCGGCCAGCATCGTATCCCGCTCATTTTCCGGTACCACTTCGGAAAAGTTGAAAATTACCCGGCGACGCGATATCCCTCCGCTGCGGTCGCTGAACGTCATAGCGTTATTATTAACGGCCAGAACTACTGCCTGTATCCGTGTCGAGTATGGCGCCTTATGTTTAGGGTCTACCGACACCTTATCTCCACCTGTAATGGCCTTAATACCGGCACCATCGCCAGCGTAGCGGGTCATATCCGGCATGATGATCAGAGAATAACCAACCACTAATGCCCTGTCCCTCGCATCCTCCAGCGCCTTCATACTGGCTGATACAGTATTGGCCTTTCCCGCCAGCATCGTGCAGATTTCCGCCATAACGCTTTTACCGCTACCACCCGGCCCCGTCACCTCAAGGAACAACTGCCAGTCGTATCGGTTAGCCAGCACCATAAATAGCGCCGCCAGAACACGATCGGTCTTGCGGTCATTGTTGGCCACGGAACGGCGAAGCCATTTCCAGAAGTTCGGCGCATGGCTGGCCAATGTCTCGCCCTCAGCTGGTGGGCTGAAAGGGAGTTCACTGGCGATCATCAGCCAGTCGGTTTTGCTGTGCTCTCTGAATTGCCCCGTCCGGGTATCAAATACTCCGTTGCTGAAGCCGATCAGATTGCGGGCTGTAATACCCATAACCGGGAGACTCAGTTTCATAGTTTCCACTGCTGATTTGATGGCGTTCTGCGAATAAGCCACCTCGGAATCAATGTAAATCTGAGCCAGTACACGCTGCAGCTCTTTATCCGGCACCGGGTTCCATATCACACCATTGTAGTGATGCACCATGTCAGAATCGGCATGAACCGCCAGTTCGCCACTATAGTGCGCCAGCAATACCTCACCGCGCTGGCTGGCCCCCATCTGGTTTAGTGCAGGTGTAGAACCACCACGATCTACAACGAAAAGCGGTTGCAGGTCGATGCGGCTCATTAACGCTGTCCAGTCCTCTTTTTCCCCCTTCTCGTTGATATACTCGGCATTGGTTACACCAGCCTCCTGCAGCTTGTTGGCTATCATGCTGATGTGGTTTTGCTCAATAAGGCCAGCCTGGTAAACACGAGCAAAGCGACGCCCTTTATCCACAATGCGAAGGTGTGGCAATTCAGCCAATTGAGTATGATCCAGTACTACCGGCGGAACAGCGTCACCTTCTTTACCCTGTTCCTTCTGGTATTCCTCCATTGCTTTCCACGCCCCCGTTCCGGCAAAGATGATGGCCTCTTCCATCTTGTCGCGAGGCAACGTCTTAACGTTTGGAGCTAACTTCAGTTTCATTGAGGAATGCCTCCGCTCATCTGGAATTTGCCTAACAACGGGTGATACCAGTACGCCGATCCATATTTGCGTTTCGCGCTACGCAGAACCAACCGGGCCTCAGCTCTGAATTTCTCTTCTGGCACAACAAAGCCACCAGCTTTTAGCTTCACCATCATCACACCAGTGTTCTTCGCTAGTTCTTCAGCCTTTTTGGTGGAGATACCGAACTCAGCGGCCAGAGTAGACAAGGGAGCCATACCCGGAGGGATTTCGCCCCCCTGACTATCGGTGAGAGATTTGATCTGCACCTCAAGGGTCAACACCTTTTCCACCAGTAATTCAACACGCTTCTCAAGTTCATTAAATTTGACGGTACTAATCATCTAGCACCTCACCAGCCTCTAGCATGTCCATCAAGGCTTTCGCTCTCTCAGCAGCAATAGCTATGAGATCAGGGATGTGGTGGTTTGTCGTTGAATCGTTGTTGCTGGCAATCTGGTTTATTGCATCCAGCAGAGACGAAGTCATAGTTGCGTGATGCAAAGGGTCTATTTGTACTTCGTATAATTTACGCATCGATCGCCTCCCCATCTTCCCCGGAGAGGTTGATCAGGTGCTCCGTCACGAAATCGGTGTATTCGGTTGTCATTTCCAGCATAAGTGCGACTTCATGACCCTGTAGCTCAACCCAGGAGTAATGAAGAGCGCGAGCTATCACGCTGGCTTTTTGTGCATTTTTAAGAATTTCGTTAAGTTCACCGATGTTAGACATGGCTCACCTCACTGACTTCTTTCAGCTCCCGAACGCGCGTCAACGACAGACCGATTAAATCCACTGCAATGCTGTACTCTTTTTCATCATCGAAATTCATATACAGCGAGGTGGAGAGCATCGATTCAAGACGGCTCAATTCGTCTTCAATATCGATTTCTGACCATTTGACCTTACGCATGACGCACCTCCTGAATCGCGGCACTGTCGAACTCCCAACCACGCCGAGTGGTGTAATCGAAGAACGAAACACGACATGGGGCCTGTGCGCGGATCTTCGCAGCAAAGATCAACTCCCAACCTGGAAAAGCAGCGCGAGCGCTGGCTTCCGTGTCGGCATCAAAGCGGAGAACGACCGGGGCGCACTCTGGGGAATGCTTCGGGGTAGCCAGGAATAACCATGTATATTTGGGGCGAGTTTGGGTATGCTGTAATTCAGCCATGATCGTTACCTCTGATAACGGTTTGTGGTCAGAGGCCCGGTTAGTGTTCCTAGCACTGCCGGGCTTCGCATTCACAAGGTGTATGTCACCTTCGCCATTCAAGCTAGCCCAAAGTGAAATACACTTCAAGGCTTTTTCTTTTATTTTTTTTGCGTATACTGAAATACACCTAACACAAGGAGTTTCAGCAATGGCAACAGGTGCGAAGAACGCAAAGTCACAAATGACTACAGTTCGAATCCCCCATGATGTGATGGACGATATCGAACTTTTGAAATACGAAGGTGAAAGCACCGCAGGGTTTCTTGTCACCGCTGCCAAAGGCGAGATCAAACGCCGCCAGCGCAAGCAAGCCAAAGAAGCAGACAAAGAGTGATTCCACCCAATATCTGGGTAGTTTTTAGCGGTATGGTCCAACGTCCGCCATTGGCGGATGTATGTTTTAGACACTTCTCCTCGATTTGAGGAAAAGCCCACCAGCACTGAGTTACTATTTTGCAACTCGCTCAGACTTTGACCACCAGCGTGTAGCCTGGTATTCTGTTTTTGCTTGAACATTTGGTAGTGACATTGGCAGCTTTGCAGAGCTGCCTTTGTTTTATCTGACATACCCCACCCCTTACGCTGCTTTGCTACGGCTCTGCTGCCATGCTGTGACCTCAGACAGAAGCCAACCAACGGCGCGACCTCCCAACTTGCGGCGGGCTGGAAAGCTCCCCTCTTTTTCCATCATGTATCGAGTGGTACGGCATATTCCTGTTAACTGGCGGCATTCAGCCTCACGGATGACTCTTTCTGCTGGCTGGTGCGGTTGTTTAATGTTGTTCATAAAAAAATGCTCTCGTTCGCTAAGGTTCGAGAGCATTCTTATTCATCTACGTTATCACTGCGACGGTGCAAAAAAAATTATATTCCTCTAGAGGATTTATCACTTATCTCTTTTATCGAGATAATTCTTTCCTGATTTTATCTAAAGAATCACTTCTTATAATTTTATCCAAGAAAGGTTTTACCGTTTGAGCTATGGCGAATGACTCCTTTTCTCCATCCGGGAACAGCGATACTGCGAGTACACCAAGTGATATTTTGCTGTCGGTAGCGCTTTCCCATGACATCAAATCAATAAGTGGAATTATTCTGTAGTCAATTATCTTACGTCTAACGCTCTCCCAATCACCTGAGACTGGCTTATCAGGTTCTGGAATACCTAGTTCTTCGCGCCATTTTGGAAGGAGGCTCGTGAATGCTTCTATCAACATGTCATCTCTGTTGTTCAAGTCGACAGTAACCATCACGTTTTCCACGACATCGGAAAGTAAGTTTACTGGCTCGCGCATGACAGCCCAAAACATTCCATTATCTGCTGTAAACAAATCACCAACCATATCATCGTCAACTATTATTGGCTTTCCTTTCCAGTGACCTTTATCTGCATTAAGTTTGTTCAAAAATGCCAACTCAAATCTCATTAATGGTTTTATACCATCGCCATAACTTAATGTTAGTAAATCAGGCTGAGTCTTGTACTCGTATTCCTTTTGCTTTTCAAGAAACCATTCTTCTGCTTTGATCTCCCCGAATGGATCACCAAAATTATTGTTAAGCGGATATTTAGCACCGCATTGCAAACCATAGTCAGGGCAATCTGTGTTTTTTATCGTTAAATCATCGCATCGCCAATAAAGCTGACGAAACAAATCCTTATCTGACATACTTTCAAGGTCATCATATTTTTCTAAGCTGAATGACTTTGGTAAGTCTCTTTTACTGTTGATTTTTTTTGTCATCTTGCGACCTCAAGAATAGTAACATTTGAGATATCAGAGGAAATAATTTCTAATCTCTGCATCCATTTATTCATTGCGTCCAACTTTTCAGGTAAATACTGGCTGCGGTTATAAACGGCCATAACGCCGCCAAGGGTATGCCCCAACAGTTGCTCAACAACATGAGGCGCGATCCCCATATTGTTTAATGTGGTCGAGAACGTGCGGCGCAGGTCGTGAAGCGTCCACGGTTCTGAATGGCCCAGACGTTTATAGATCCCCCTTCCCCACTGGCTCACAGCTTCAGGTTTCTTGATACAGCCCAGCAGTAAACCTGTGTCCCTGTTTTGCTCTATCAGCTCTTTAATGAACGGGCGCAGAACATCGGGAATTGGCCGTAGTATCTTATTGCCACCTTTGCTGTGCTCCTTTGGCACAGTCCATATCCAGTCCTTCAAATCCCATTCTGAAAGCCTGGACAAACGTAGCTCCTGAGTTCGGCATCCAAACGCCACCAGCAGATGCAGCAGCGCTGCGTAGTAAGGTTTAAAGGTCAATCCGGTACTTTCCCGCCATATGTCGGATAACTCCAGCCTGGAGTGCTCCCTGTCGCGTTTCTCCTGCTTTTTTCCAACATCATCAACGGTCAGATCATTAAGCGCGTTACTCGTCGCGTATCGATGTACGCGGCAGAATTTAAGCGCCTGTTTACACATCTGCAGGAGATAGCCAGCGGCCACAGGAGCATCAGCCCTTACACGGCTGAAACACTCCAGCCAGTGACGGGTTTCACACATGGAAAGAGGATAATCCCCAATGTACGGGTAAATATGCTTATTGAGTTGTTCAACATGCTTTTCCACATTGGCCCGCTTGTGGGTCGCGTACTCTCTGATCCAGTAATCAAGAGCCTCTCTCACAGTGACGGGCTTCAACGATTCCTGAGTGGTGATCATGAGTTGGTGCTTAGGGTTCTTTCCCTCGGCAAGCCATGCGCGGCATTGCTCACGCTTCTCTCTGGCGGCTTTGATGGAGAGGTCAGGATAATTCCCCAGCTTGATGCGCTGCGGGGCTGTAGTGCGCCCGCCAACTCGGTACGTAAAATACCAGGTCATTACCCCTACCTTCGACACCTTAACGCTCAGGCCGTCACCATCTGCATAGAAGCTGTCACCGGGGCTTTCCCTCCCGATCATCTTACGCAGGGATGTATCGCTTAATTTGTTCGTCCCACCAGCCATAAAAACCTCAGTTCATTTTCAGCACTGACTACACCACTGACTACACATCACAATGTTACTCTATGAACGGCAATGAACAAAGCCAAACAAAAAAAGGTTAATTGTCTTTTTGTTTCATCAGGTTATATGAACATCTTTAAACGATGGCGAACCATTAAAAACATAGATTCTGAAAATACGGCATGAACTGATACTAGTCAGTTGCTTGCTTGATATAAAAGGCGCTCTTCGGCATGGGGAAGCGCCTTTTTTATTATCTGCGCCAACAGACCTCATTACTGATTCACCAGCCGTAGCGCAGGCCCTCCGGATAAAC